AGTCGCTATCTGCGGTTGGATCACCATGCCCATCGGGTCCATCACCGCTTCTGCAATGATGGTTTCCTCCTGTTCGATGATTTCCACCTCGGGATCGGCCTCGACAAGCTGCAACTGCTCGGGCGTCAAGTCGCTGTATTCGTCAATTTCCAAATCGGGAACTTCGTCGTAGTAAACCTTGACAATGCCCGTTTTCTTGATGAGCGCATCGTGAATGGCGCTGGAAAGCACCTGAAAGCCGTTGTTCCGCTCAAAAACATACTTGGCGTATTTGGTCGCTTGATCGGCCCCTTGCACCGCTTGCGGCGTCGTCGGGATAAACTCAACGGGCTTGTCAGATTGCAGGAATACCCGCATCAGCGCAGGCTTGATGGCGCGGATCGTGTCGCGCACCTTCGTCGCCACCACGCTGGATCGGCCTTCCTCGTGCTCGATCTTGGTGTTGCCGTTGAAATATTTTTGCGCCTCAATCCGATCCGGCGCAATTTCTGTTTCCACGAAGTCCACAGCTTCGCGCACGGCGCTCCTGACGGTGCTCTGAATTTCCGTATCTGTAAGGCGTCTCGGCTGCATATTAACTCCTATTGGTTAAACTGAGCCGCAGTTTCTCGGCCAGCAGACGGCGCAACACCGCCCGTAAGTGCTCCTGCAATCATGCGGGCGAGAATGTCGGTCTGTTGATCTGTCAATCGCTGGCCTGACATTGCAGCGTCGAGGGCGCGCAAAGCGATTTGAGCATCAGGCCCGCGCGCCTCGGTCAAAGCGCGTGCGATGTCTTGATAAATGCGCTGGCGTTGCTGCGTCGAAAACTCATCTGTGTATCCAGTGACCGCCTGCACAAGCGCCCGTGTTGTGTTGATCGGATCGCCACGGAGAGCCTGCCCAACAACGCCCGGCGCTGTCAGCCCTGCCACATCTGCCTGAGTGGCCTGCCGCATAGCCGTGCGGCTGTTGGCCGCCATTGCTGCGCGCGTTTCCGCTGCAACCATCGCCTCGTCCAGCATGTTAAACAACTCTTGTGAACGCGGACCCATCAAGCGCGAAATTTTCTGGCGTGCGTTGTCGCTGCTCATTTCGCGCAGTGTAGCCAATGCCTGCCGTGCGTCAATGTTGGGGTCGCTGGGAATGCGGCGAACATCTCCAACCACCTGATCTATGCGTGTCCGCAATCCACGTTGCGCGGCCTCAATCTGCGCAGCAGACGGGTTGCGGCCCAATTCCAAAACGACATCCTCAATCCGCGTGCGCGGGCTTAGAAGCCGCTCGCCAAGTTCGTAGGCATTGCGTTCTTGGATGGTATCGCCGCCGATCTTGACTGCTTGCGCATATGTCCCTTGACTGCCGCCCGTTGCCTCAATCAAGGCATCGCGCAAGTCGCTTGCCTGCCGCGAATAACGGAGGCTCTGTTGCGTTTCAACGGGAACAGCGCCCTCAAAGTTTCGAGCATTGCGGGACAGTTGGTTTAGCGCCTTTTTCAATTCATCAAGCTGGCGCACGTTTGGCATTTCAACAAAAGTGACAGAACCATCTGGCGCGATTTGTGCCATGATCTGCTGATTGACCAACCCGCGATCCATCATTTCCGCGTTAGCTTCGCGGATCGCTTGAGAAAGAATGTCGGGTTCAATGCGAGAGCGCAAAATTGACTCAATGCGCTGCCCGCTCGTGTCTGCATAATTGATCGGCGTTCTATACGCCTGATCGTAAAGGTTAGCACGCTGCGCCTGTGTGCGCTGCATGATTTCAGAAACGGCAGTCACGGGGCCTTCTGCGGGTTGGCCTAGTTGCTGTGTTAGGCCAGTCTCAAGCCTTTCACCTACGCGCGCCATGCGTTCTTCAATCGGCCCGCGAGCCGCCGCAGCACCAGCAGGGCCAGAGGCCGCAGTGGCATCGAGAAGCGCCTGCGCAGCTTCGCCAGCATCTGCAATCATGCCCTCGGAACCAGCTTGTTGAAGCCGCTGCATGGCGGCATTCATATCGCCGCCCATTTCAAACGTGTTCTTGATAACGCGAGCGGCGTTTGTGGAAATGCCGAAAGTCGCGGCGATCTGGGCAATGTCGCTGCGCCGGATCAATCCAGTCACATTGCGCACACCAGCTTCGACCAGCGGAGTTGCGCCACCCATAATCGCGCCGACGCCACCACCAAAGCCTGCGCCAGTTGCAGCCTCAGAAACCCGGCTGGGCATGTCGGTGCCCTCGCCAAAGCCGTAGATGCCGCCCTCCACAGCCCCTGCGGCAAGCCCAGCGCCAGCGCCACGCGCCACTTGTGATGCACGGGAACCTTGGCCAAGAACGCCGCCGAGAAGCCCAGCAGCGCGCGCAGGCGCGGCCAATGCGGCGGCCCCACCAGATGCAAGCCCACCCAAAACATTTAGGCCAAGCGTTTCTCCGGGCCGTTCACGCTGCATTGCCCCCGATACCATCCTTGCGCTTGCTGCGGCTTCCGGGCCGCGAACTGCGCCCAGCAATTCGTCCAGATACGATCCGACGAATGGAATACCGCGCGCCACTTCACCAGCGCGAGCGGCAAACGGCGCTTGCGCAATGATGCTTTGATCGGCTGCACCGCGCGCAATCTCACCGCCAGTCATGCCAGACAAAGCCTGCTGGACGCGCTCCGGGTCTGTCGAACTGAAACCGGGCGATACGACATATCTCTGCCCGTTGGGCCGCTCAAAAACGCGCGTAGAACCCTGCCGAGCAATGATGCGCGGCGTCGTTGACGCATCAATCTGTTGTGCCTTTTGTGCAGCATCTTGCGGGCTGGACGCACGCACTTCAAACTGTACTCCATTGACGGTCACGGGGTAAGTGCGCTCGGTCATTGATAGGGGTCTCCGACGATGACGCCATTGATTTCCGTGCCGCCACTGGGCTGGCTCGGTGCTTGTGCATTGCTTGCCCGGTTAAGGCCGCGCTCCATGATTGCGCGCAAATCTTTCAGCGCCTGCTCGAAAGCCTCTTTGCTTTGCGCCCTATTCAAACGGGCGATTGCATTCTGAGCGGCCAGACCTTCGCGCTCCGTAATCGCGCCGCCGCCCTTCAGACTTTCAAATGCTTGCAGGAATGCCTGCCCTTGAAGCTGCTCGATCCTCGTCACAAGATCGGTTCCCGTTTGCGTCAGCGGCGGCAATCGTCCCTGCACCATGCCAGTGACAGCGCCCAAGTTGGGGTCGTTAAGAACGGCGTCAATCAAGGCAATGCTGTCTGCGGCTGTAGCTGCGGCTTGGCTTTGCGCCCCTGCCGCTGCCGCGCGCTCAGTTGCGACAGGCCCGCCCGCAATAGGCTCAAAGGTATAACGGCCCGTCTGCTGGTCTTGCACAGCCTGATAACCCGGCGGGATTGTTCCAATGGTCGGCGCACCCGGCATGTTAATCGTCGTGCCACCAGAAAATGCGCGTTGCAAGGCTTCCGCTTGCGGCACGCCTTGGGAAATCAAAAACTCATAATTGCGCTGCGCTGCCGTGGCCTCTTGCCCGCCACCTTGCGCCATCATCATCGCCTCTGCGCCCGTGATAGCCCCGCTGCGCACGCCCTGCGCCAGTTGCGTCAGCCCTTGGCTTTCCAGCCATGAAGCCGTCGCGTTGCGCTGCTGCTGCGTCTGTGCGGCCTCGCGGCGGCCCGTGATGCGCTCTTGCGCCGAACGAATAAGCGCCTCGTTCGGGTTTAACGTCATGCCGGAAAAGCCGATTGCCAACGTGTCCAGCAGATCGGCTATTTCAGGGCGCTGCAAAAAAGGCTGGCGCTCTTGCTCTGGGTTGCGACCCGACATCGTGGGCGCGAGAAGTCCTTGCGGCTGCATCGTTGTGCCTCCTGTATATTGCGCAACGCGCCTTTGTAGGTTTTCAGGCGCTGGCCTTAGAAAATCGCGGGCGATTGCAGCAGCGGCAGACGGGACATCCTGCGCCGCGAATATAGACCGCGCCGCGCGGCTTTCAGGGCCTTGAAGTTCCGATACCAAGAAATCAAGCTGCGCATCCACGTTTGCAGGATCAACACCGCGAGCGTTTGCAAATTGCTCGTAAGCAACACGGCGCGGCCCCGTTAGCTGATACAGCCCAAATCCCCCACGAGAACCGGGCACAAGTGGCGCAACCTCATTGATGGCGGGGTTCAAACCGCTTTCGTCGCGCATATTCATGACAAAGCCCTGCGCAATGTGAGCCGGAAGCCCGCGTTGCACAAGACCTTGAAAGATGCTGCGCTCGTCAACCATCAGGCTGGCCGCCCAAACATGCCAGCCCTCGCCAGTGGATTAAGCGCGCTGACACCAAGAGCAAGATAATCAAATAGGCCGGGCTGTCTCGTCGCGGTCTGCGTTTGCTGTCCCATATTTGCAGCGCCTAGAGCCGCCATAGGCAGACCCAGAGACCGCTCAGGAGCGCCCGCAAAGCCGCCATACTGCGACCGTGCCGCGTCAATCAGTTGCTGCTGTAGGGCCTGCTGTAGCATCCCCTGCTGCATCTGCTGATTGGTAATGTCCATGCCCATGCCGAAGCCTGTCTGAGCAAGGTTGCCAAGCTGGCCAGCCGCCTGCAATCCGATGCCCTGCTGAGCCTGCGCTGCGGACAGGGCGGTGTTAAAGCCTGCCTGCCGCTGCTGTGCCGCGATGTCTCCTGCCATGCGCGCATACTCGCCACCCAGAACGCCCTGAGCCACGCCATGACGCGATCCGCCGAAAGCACCAGCCGCGCCAGCTTGTGCGCCGAGTTGGTTCATCGCCATTTCGCGCTGACGGGCAATGTCCTGCTCGGTGCGCTGGATCACGTCTTGCGTGTAGGGGTTTTGGAATTGGGCAATGTTCGGCCCCATGCCAGAAGCAATCGTGCCCTGCCCCGCCATCTGCAAGCCCTGCGCGGCCTGCCCAAAGACGTTGGGCTGCGTCATTGCCGGATTTGATGCGCCTGCCATGTTATGCCTACCTTCTGCCCGTTACAGGGTTGATAAAGGGAGCCTGTAGCGCCGCGAACTGCCCCGGTGCCGTCGCCCGCAAATTTGCAAGCGCCTGCTCATACAGCGGGTATGACGAATATCCCTGCACACCGCCAGCGAACGTCTGAGGCGCAGGCATCCCTGCCATCGGATCGCCGCCGGGAAGCCCAAATGCCGAAGCCGCTTGCCCCGTCCCCTGCATTGCCGAAACCTGCATGGGCGAAAGCGCCGCTACGTCAGGCCCCATATACGGAGTGTATCCAATCCGCGAAACTTCCCCAGCCCGAGCAAGATTTTCTTGCGCAGCCTGCTCAAGCCACGCCGGGATTTTAACCTCGGTGGTTTGTCTCCCGCCCTTACCGCCACCAGACATGGCAAACTCCTCTGAATTTGTGCTTGCAAAGTATCACAAAGGCCACTTTGCAGCAAGTTGACTAAATGGGCATTCCCATAACGTAAAATTGCGGCTGCCATCCGTATCGAGACAGAACCCGCATCCAGCCTTTTCGCCCCGCGATTGTAAAAGACGTGCAGCCCTGAGCCTGCCCCCAAGCTATCGCGCTCGGCATCATCTCAATCACCTTGCGCATTTTGCCCCCCGCCAGAAAGCAATGCAGCGATTTCTTTCGTGGGAAAGCCACCACCTCGGTAATGGCAATGGTGTCGTCGTTTACCCAAGCCTGCATCCGGCCCTCGATCACGCCTTGCAGCACGTCCTCAAAAAGATGCGTGCCGCCGCTGTAGGCCAGAGCCGCCTCGATCTGCGGGCGATATGCCTCCAAGTCAATCAAGCCCTGATCCTCGTGATAGACAGCGAAACAGACGGCGAAGCAGGCGAAAATGCTGTCGCGGCAAAAGCCTTCAAAAAGCTGTTGGTGTGCGAACTTGTCGCCCAATACGCCTCAAGATAATCACCCGCGCTGACGCTGAAAATCGCCCCTTTTGTCACCGGAAGCGTTTGCCCGTTGTTATGCGTGCTGCCCAATGTGGTGCCAGACGGCACATCAACGCCATTCAGCCTTGGCCAGAAATAGAAATCAGACTGTGACGCATTGGTGCTGAAAATCTGCGCGGTGAACGTCAGATAATACAGCCCGCCTTCCGCAAATATGATCCGGCTTTGATTGGGCGATGCGCCGAGGCTGATGCCGTCAGCGTATCCAGCGGCGGGCGCGTCAAACACAATCGGATAGGCAGTGCTGGAAGCCGCAGCCGTCACGTCATTGTCTTGAGACAAGAACGCAAAGCCGTTGGCAATGACAAGCTGCCGCCATTCGCCATCGAGCGACACCACGGGATACTTGTTCTGCCTGTCCCAGAGGATCACTCCATCTTCACTGGCAGGTGATCCGGTAGTCAGCGCCTCAAGCTGCGAGCGCGTGCGCACGAGGTATCGCCGCAAGTTCTCACCCCACTGCCGCACGTCTGGGCCAATGACGGGAACTGTCATCGCAAGCCCCTTGGCTTGGCGTCAATCCGCATGATGCCCACCCGCCAGTCCGAAGCCGTGCCATTGACGCGCATCCTGATCTGCCTGCCAGTAAAGCGCACGCTTGTCGGGTTAGCCATCGTGTAGGGGCCGTGCGATGTCTCAGCCGCATTCGGATAAAACCGCGTCTTGAAAGTGGCCGTAACTTGCCCCTGCGTTACCTCGTCAGGAATGAGGTGCGTGACATTCATCACCTGATCGCCATTGCCCAAGCTGATCGGCCCTGTTTCGGCATAGATGGATGCGCCATCGTAGTTGGTGCCGACTTCGTGCTCATAGAGTTCGTTGCCAGTGTCCATCATCATGGGAAACTGAAAAACGCCCCGATCAAGGCCAGACGAGCGGGAAAGTTCGCCAATCGCCCACCAATCAGCCTTGTAATCATAAACAACGTATCTGTCGCACTCGGTCGCGCCGGATGACGGATAGAACCACCAGATTTCGCCCTCGTTGCCGAGCGACATCGCCCACGCCTTGCTGATATGCGTGTTGTTGATGCTGCCAAAAACGTGGTCCTGCACCGGGCAATTCAACTCCCGCACGGTCGATCCATCGTAGAAAAAGAAAGAGTTTCGGCCCATCCAGAAAACGCCTGCATCGACAGAAACAACCGCTTTACGCGCCAGCAGGCCGCAAGCCGTCCCGACGCGCTCAAAGCCGTAAACGAATGGCGGCCCTTGATAGGCCGCGCTATGGGCATCGAAGTCGGTCAGGATCAGCGTCTGGCCCCGCGTGCGGACGCCTGCCATGATCTGGCCGGAGGTTTGCAGGATAATGTCGCCCGCCTCATTCGTGGCCGCTGGCGTCCAGAGCGTGTTGTCCTCTCGGTCGCACCATTGCACCTTGCGCGGATCGCCACCAGCACCGAGGGCAAAGAGGAAGCGTTCCTCTGTCACGACGATGCCGAGGTTGTCCACTGGGGCGTTGGCAATAGCCGCCGCGTTGTTTAGCGTGTCAAGCTGCCATTCCCAGATGACCCCGTCTTGCGGGTTGCAGGCAACGAGATATTCGCCCCAATTGTCGAGGCTCCATGTCGTTGCTTCTGAGTAGATGCCACTATTTTGCGCCGGGTTGCCATAGAAACCCGTGCCATAGAAACCGCCACCATAGCCGAAATTCAGCGTTGGATTGACATTGCCAGATGTTAGCGCGTTGGGCGTAATATCGGTTACTGTGTTGGCCGCGCTCATTACATAAAGAGACGAAGCCTGCCCAGCCGCAAGCCATCGGCTGTTGCTGTTGTCCTGCCAAGCGTGCATCCCGCGCGTGATACCCGTGAATGCGTTTTCCTTGCGCTCACGCCAGCCTCCCACAGGACGCAGCGATCCGCTACGCCACCGAACGAGCGATACATCTCGCCAGCGGTTTGCGCCTTCTAGATCAGTGCCGTTGCGAACAACGCCGGGGGGAATTTGAAGCGGGATGAGGGGCATTTTTTATTCCGGCTTTGTGGGCCATACGACATTTTCAGGGAAACCCGGCTGTTGCGGAACCTCCCGAAGAAGCTGACGATATGCAGCCCATGCGGAATGATCTACTGGGGAGTCTGGAAGCTGGGTCCAGTCAGACTCCTCAAGGAGACGATTTCGCTCGGCCCTAACCTCATCTGCAGTGGGAGGAATCGGAGGAGGCGGTGAAAAAGTGGAGCCATTATACAACCAGTTAGGTCCAGCCTGATCGGTCTGAATCCAGTTACTTGCAGCAGGAGCATCGGCCACGACCACATTGGTCACAATGCCGTTTTCAACAATAGCGAATCTCATGTTGATCTCCTTAGTAATAAGTGGTTACGCGGCAGTAACCGTTACCGCCTGCGCCGCCCGCACCGGAGGCAAAGCCGTTAGCAGAAGCTCCGCCGCCCCCGCCACCTGCACCAGTGTTGCCCGCGCCGCCAGCACCAGCAGCGGCTGTTCGACCGTGACCACC